ATAACGTTTTCATTACTGAGTAGACCTATTCTATTTCTAAAAAAGAACATCTTTTGAATAGGGTTACCTATAAATGTAGGTTTAGAATTAGTAACCTCATCACCTACATCTCGTTTACCCCAATCTGGGTATTGGAATTGAAAGGTACCGTTACTGTAAGTACGGGATGAACCTCCGTTTATAGCATAAGTTCCAGGAAGCACTCTCTTGATCTGTAGAGGCATCGTATCCTTATCTAATGTAACATCTATCCCAGGAGCTGCTACCTCTTCCCACACGCCCTCTCCGAAGCGAGCTGGAGTGTATGTACAAGTTTCACCTGCACTGATTGTACCAGATGATGAGTTACTTGCTAAATCAAATGTATTAGTTGCTACGTTAGATACTGTATAATGGCCATCTCCTGCACCTCCACTAGTAAAGTCAATGAATACTGTATCCCCATTACTTAATCCATGAGCTGTTGAAGCAACACTAACTGTTGTACCAGATCTAGAATATGTTGATGATACTGAAATGTCTGCATTAATACCTTCGGCTTGGAACCGTAGGTAGTAATCATCCATATCTTCTCCACTGTTAACAACACGGACAATATATCCATGTCTGCAGACACGTGGTAGATCTGCTATATTATTAACCTCAGTTGTAGCAATAGACATCAAGGTTTTCTCAGGTGTTGTTACACCAAATGGAGTAGCTCTATATAAGTGTAATCCATTACCACATATTGTAGCTGTAATACCTGTACCAGATATATTATCCAAAGCTGTCTTTAGGTCACCTAAGATGCCAGCTGTAGACACATGCTCATCACTTGTAGAAGATGTAGCATCAGGACGTACTGCAGCTATATTAGCTCTTGATACAATAGTTGTAGTATTTTTAACTTTAACTGTTGTAGTAACACCTTTTTCTGAAGTGTATTGATGGGTATCATTAACTGCCCAGCCTTCTCCACCAAACTGTAACTTTACAAATGGTTGATAGGTATCATGGTAAGAATAACTATCATCTACTGGAGCTGTAGGCTGTGGAGTACACCTTGTATCTATTTCATATCTTAATCTTGATTTACCGTTGGCACTCATGTTAGGAGGTGAGGTTCCAAACTTATCTGTACCTGTACTTATATCTACAATTTCTCTACCCATACCTAAACAGTCACCATTACTGGTACCACTGTAGCTGGTTGCTTCATCCACTGAAAGTGATGTAGCTCTAGTATGTGTATAAGTAGTATTACTATCAGGATCGAATATATCTAATGCATATTGTTTACCATAAGATATAGTATCAAGTGATATGAAAGCTTCATTTAACTGGGCTGGTGACTTATCACCTGTACCAGTTAACATTGCTGTATTCTTCCTTCTATTAACAAAAAAAGTAGTTTCATTAATTGTTAATACTTGTATATCAGAAGACTTCTCATCTGACAATGCAGTGTTATCTAGGTAAGTAGCTTTAAGTGTTCCAGGGATAAGGGAATAATCAACGGGTATTGAAGCACCATCACTAGCTCTCCATATAGTAACTGTACCGTCTGCTGCACATTGCCCAATGTATTGCTCATCACTTTTTGTATAGATACTAAACCATTTTGAATTAGCTGCAGTATTTACAGCGTATGTTTTACTGTCCCCATAGGGGTTACTTGTGGTGGTTATCTCTTTTACCAGTTGACTGCCAGGACGTTTAGTGAGTTGATTAACAACATCAGGTACACCATTAACTAGGTCAACAACTTGTCCTGGGACTTTCTTTTCATCTGGTTGAGTTGATATACCTAAGACATAGTTAGGTACTTTCTGTGTAACACTTGCCATTAGCGTCTAAGTGCTGTATAAGGTTTGTAAGATTGATAAGCAGATTCATCAGGCCATCCCATATAGTTATGGTCACCTTGATTACATTCGTATTCCATGCAAGCTGCTCTTGCTTGTACTTCAAAAGTTGATAACATTTTCTGTAGACCAGCATTAGATACTAACTGTACGGCTGCTCTACCTGATGCTTTGTATGTTATATACCTTTGGAATACTGTAGGTATATCCTCAAAGGGAAGTAGTCTGACAACATTAACATAGAAGTAATCATCATCTGGAAATTCAAATGTATGGTTTACCCTATCATACATCTTCCAAATACCATCACTATCTTTTCGTCTAACAAAGTCACGAGTACGATCCCATGCGTCTTCCATATCTATACGAATTACATCAGATGAAATAATGATTTTATTATCAGAACTGTTTACGTTTTCTTTTATATGATATTCTAAATTAAATGTCCATCCTTCATTCTGTACATCTTGATTAGATTCTTTTAGTAGATTGTATATAAATGAGATCTCAGGGTTAGCAAAGTCTAATCCTGATATTGGAGATTGACCTATACTACCAAGAATCGCATTGACTGCGGATAGTTCGGTATCGATATCAACGGTTGTGGTAGTCATAGTTATAATTAGATAAAAAAAAGGGGAGCCGAAGCCCCCCATATGTTTATGTGTATTGTCCAGCGACAACTGCACATGTGTCTACTGTACCTGAACTACCAACGGTAGCATAGGCGAGACGTAAATTTTTAGTTGTGGATGCTACAGCTGATGCTGAACCTGATCCACTTGTATCAGAAGGAGAGATACGTGTTTCTGTTCCTGCTCCGCAAGAACCGTATTCTCCAACTGCTGAAGGAGCTGCCATAATATTTAGTTAGTTAAGAAACTGTACCTATGTTAGCAGGACTTAAATGCTTCCTACCATACTCCAAAGGAGTGGCAGGATTCTTAGTGATTGATTTGTCAACTTGACCAATACCACTAAGGCTAGCACCGTTCCCTTTAACTCTAGTTATAGTTGTAGATGTTCCAGGGTTAAGTGACATAATTAGCTACGTGCTGAAGTTAGTTCAATTGCGCCTGCAGGGTTCAATGTACCAGCACCCATTGCAAGCCTTCCGACCATAACATCACCTTGGTAAAGGACTGAAACGTCCCCACCTGTAACCTGTACCTGTGGGCCAACGGCTTCCACGATACCTGCTACGTCACGCTGATAGATAAGTCCACAGTGTGTAGAGAAATCACCTGAGTAAGTGTTGTTCTCACCAGACACACCATTAACTGTACCAGCTAAGAATGGTAGGTTGTTAGAACGCTTGATGTTAATACCAGCTATTTCTACAAGACCTTCACCAGAGTTAAGGTTACCTTGTGAGTTACCATAGTCTCTGTTTAGGATGTTAGAAGATACCTGAGATACAAGAGCGTAGTACTGACGTGGGTTTAGCACGGCTGTACGTCCTGTCTTAGGAAGGTTCTTTTCGTCAAGAACTGCAGCTGCTTCAAAGAAAGCATCTACTAAAGCTTGAGCATTGTACTCCTTAGTTACACCTAATTCAATCTGTGTACCACCTGGTTCTGGTCCTGGAGATGCAGTGATAGGATGAGCTTCCCTTGCAGCTAGTGCAATTGTACGGAAGACTTTCTTATCATAAGCTTCAGCCAAAGCATGACCAATCTTAGATGAGATTTCAGATCTCAAAGAGTAATGAGCAAGTGTCTCATCTAAATCGTAAACGAACGCAGAGCTGATTAGAAGGTCATCACATTGGATGGTCTTCTCAGCTACTGGAGGATCGCCTGATCCGAGAATAGGTTCACCAGGAGTATGGTAAGCCGCTTGCATTCTACCTGTGAAGATGAACTGTAATGATTTACCGTTCTTCAAGGTACGTCTTTGCACGGTATCACGTGCGATAGTTGCTGACTCATAAGCCTTGAAAAGCTCACCTGAGAACAGCTTCAAATAGGTTGCGTACTTAGTATCGTATGCAACTGATCCTGCGGTATTCGACGCCGCTTTATTCAGCGCACCGAGTACCGACTGTGTGGCATTAGCCATTGTTATATAGAGAGATTAAAGTTTACATTCTCTCCAAGCTTGGAAATTTTTCGTTCAATATTTGTGGTCTATCCCACCGTCTAGACAGCTTAAGGGTATCCACCGTAGCGGGCCATAAGCCAAAGGAAAGGAGGTCCGACTCTGAGGTGCCTCCAGTCCGAAGTGATTAACTTACCACTTCTTGAATACTACATTAGAACCAGCTAATAGATGTGTTCCACCAGCAGTACCAGTAATGTTAGCTAACTGTAAACTTAGCTTACCTTGTGTACCAGCAGTTACTAA